CTCTAGCGTCTTCTTTTTCCAAATAATCGAGAATATCTTCTGCGATAATTTCGTTACATTCAGAATCCATAGCTAAATTATCTAGATTTCTTACATCCGCCCTGATTGCTTCGGCTCCCTCTACATCTTGTCCTGTGATAGGATCTATATTTAGGTAGCCGTTAATAAAATGGGAAGATCCTATGGTTATATTAATCTTCATTTTTACCCCTTAAAGAAACACTCAGATGCTCTGTTTAAAACGCCCTTCCACGTTTCCACAAATTTCTTCTCTGAAAATTTTTCTAGAACGGTTTGTCTGGCTCTCTTGCCCATTTTAGTCGAAAGGTCTTCGTCGTTAAGAAGGGTGACTAGATGCTCTCTTAGTTCATGTTCGTTGTTACTTATAAAACCGTTAACTCCATGTTCGATAATCTCAGGAATCATGCAGGTTGCTGTTGATACAATCGCGCATTCGCAAGCCATAGCCTCCAAGAGGGAGGTGGGCACCGGCGAAATAGTCGAAGTGTTAAGAAATATTCTGCTTGAAGCATAGTCCTTAACTAACTCTTCAATGCTTGATGCTGGCTCAGACAGGCTCGGAGTATCGCCCACAACTTTAGTCGGGAGGTTTGTTGTCATTCTTTGCCATGAATAAAATCCGCAGCACCAATCTCTATTAATCCAGTCATTAACTACTGACAGAATATGATTTTCTCTTTCTATATCAGAAGGTTTGAATAGATTTGTATCTACTCCATGATGTATAACAAAAGTGTCGTCTTTTTTATCCCATCCCCATTCACCAATACTGTAGCCAGAGATGAATAAATTAATGTGGCCTCTCATTTGTTTTAAGGCTTCTCTGGTTGATAAATCCCATTCGGGCATCGGTAAGGTATGCTCCAAACTTACCAAGGGCAAATGTAGCATGCTAGCCATTTTTTCAGCGACTTGAAATTGTCCAAATTTATTTTGAGACAATACCAAATCAAAATCTAAAAATAATGGAATCTGCTTTGCTCCTAAGTCTGGATCTAATAGACAATAATTGTCAGGAAGTTCCGCATAGTCAGAATTCCAATCTTTTATTCCTTCTCCCCTGTAGGCATAAAAATTATGCCCAGTTTTACACAAGCCTGTCTCATACCTTTCATGGGTAGGAAAGGTTAAGATATTCAAAGGCTCGTTATCAAGCCTTGTAGCGGATCTGGTTATAGATGATACTGGACTAATTGACATCTTCTAAGATTGACCTTACTAGGTTACCTATGTTCCTGTGAGAGAAATTTTCTACAGATGATATACCACGCTGTCTCATGTTGTGATATTTCTGATCGTCAGCCTTCCATAAATTATAAACACGTCTCATTGCTTTTTGCAAGGAGGCGGGATCTATAGATTTCCAATTTTCTCCTGCTGTATACAGATCATTGAAAGTATCGACCATGCCGAACACCGGCTCGTATCTCCCCTTAACCAAAATACCTCCACCGCCGTCGAGAAAATCTGTCATCCCACCAACGTCTGTGCAAATAGGAGTATTACCAAATCCCATAGCATCAAATGCTGGTATGCACCACGCTTCTCCATAGCTGGGCATAACAAAACAGTCACAAGATTGATGAAGGCTCATGACAATTTCTTCTTGTAGATAATCTGTTATAATTAGATCCTCTATATAATCATCTGTAGACGGATAAAGTTTTAATCCGGTTTTAACATTGAGACACATTTCACGAACTTGATTTCTGCAAACTTCTGGAGATGTTCCGTACTGATTAGTTTTAATCATAATTGATACGGGTTCTTCTGGAGAAAATTCAGTATGAAAAGCTCTAACGAGAGTTGATAAATTTTTACGACGAGTAAACTCTCCTATCGTATAGAATACGAAATTTTCTTCTGAGTTGGGAATATCTATTTTTTCGTATTCTTTTTTAAACTTAGCGACATCGCATGCATGAGGAATAACTTTTATCGGGATTGTAACACCACTTCCCTCTGAACATATTTTCATCTCATTGTTGATAACCCACGCCTCATCCATTTGGTTAATTCTTTCGGCCCAGATAGATCTTTTGAAGTTATCGGTTTCCGTAGCGTACAAAATTATGTTCTTTTTAAACCTCCCGTTATAATCTAACATATGAGGCAATACATGCTGAATACAGATGTCACAACCTCTATCGCTCTTTTTTTCTAACTCAAGAATCCTGCTAGGTGGCTCTACACGCCTGTCGTTAAGCTTGACAGGTCTTGGAACTACGTCTATGCCAGCAGCATCCATAGACAAAATGTAATCGATGGCAGCTTGTGCCCATCCGGTTCCGTCTCTATAGCATCCAATATATAGTACCTTCATCCTATCATCTCAATTCTTTTTTGCTCCCAAATATTTCTTCTGAGACAAAGATCTAGCATGCAATCGTAAGCGGTTTCTCTGTCGAATGGCTCAAATTGTGGTCGAGTAAACTGCATCGCGTCTTCGTTAAAATACATACCACCGGTTCCCTCCATATGAAACCCGTAATTTAGATCTCGTATCAATCTAGATTCCATATATGAATTCAAACGGTCTGGTTCACATAGAACGTTTACCATAAGCCACTTAACATACTCTTTAGGGCTGATATCAGTGGGGATTTCTCTGCTCGGAGAGTATACTCTAGGGGGTGACATCCACGTCTCCTCCTCGGGTTTAATTTCTACACTGTCAAAATAATCAGACCATATTTTTGCGGTAATGTCCCATTGATAATGTTTCAGAAACATTTCGTTGCAAATAACCCCTTTTTGATTAGCTTCTTCGCTTGTGAGATCAAAAAACTCCTTTATTTTTAATGCTGAATAATCATTGTCTGGAACGGCCCTGTTGCACCCTGTTTCTAATTCTTGATACAAGCCTTTGATTTTTAGCGGTTCCCCTTGTAGTTTTCTGATCACGCTAGACATTGCAGAATAATCTACAGACATTACTGGTACACCACAGGCAGCGGCTTCTACTTGAGGAAGACCAAATCCTTCGCTGTTTGCGTATTGAATATAAAGGTCAAACAGGTTCATAATTGAAGACAGGAACTCGTATGACACCCCTTTCTGCACGCTTGACAGCCCCGCCCTGCTGCTTCCGCAAATCGCGCATTGTGTTCTTGCGTCAGAAAAAAATGCTGGAAAGGCTCGCTTGCAGTCCATACATACGTATGTAAAAATTGTCTTGGACGATAGACCGTGTTGATTAATAAGCTTGGGAATATCCCATCCTACATCTGGATAGCTAGTATGACAATATAAATATACGTCATTTCTTCCCGACATATCTAGAAACTTTCTGAATGTTTCAAACAAATCGGGAAACAATTTTCTCCTCTGGTTTCGCATTACAGTCCCGATGATCTTAATATCCGGCTCGAATCCCATGGATATCCTGTGTTGATCTTTATCGGCAACCGGTTTATAGGCCGCATCTGCGGAGGGCGGCGCGGACCCAAGGCAATTAATTTTATTATTGCTTTCGTTTCTTAAGGTTTCGAATCCCCAGTCTGAATAGCTAAAAACTCCGTCAGCATTAGCATATGTAGCTAACCACTGTTCATTTTGTGGAAAAGCATCTACGGCTGGCATGACCACCCAATGAAAGAATTTTCTGAACGGTGACCTCTCTTGAAAATCCACCATCCAAAAGTCTCGTATATCAAATACTATATCAGGCTTGAAATCCAAAAGTACGCTTTCAAATCTCCACTCTCCAAATTGATTGGTCCCATTGCTATGGTATTCTTCAACCTGTGCTGGATTGTTTTGATCTGGAGCATTGGGATAGAATTTCCAAGGTATGGTATTTGCCCTAGGATCATCAGCCTCACCGTAGCTAGCAAATTCAGCCAATTCGTATTTCCCACTCTGGTAGAGGCGCTTCATGAGTTCCCTACCATAAGTAGCATAGCCAGTGTTCAGATAGGTGGCTTCACAGCAAAGTAAAATTTTCTTTTTTCTATCGCGCATAAGATCCTTTAATCGTACCGATTATATCTCTTATCTTGTCCTTGAGAGCAACGTTGGAACAACCGATTGCTTGAGATATTTCTTCATCGGGAATGTTTTGAATTTTTTTTGTGATGATAAACCTTTGTTCTTCTGTGAACAAGTCATTAATGGTTTCAAAACAGTCTGTTGGATCGGTAGCATACTTTTCAGAAAGGGTTGAAAGAAGATCACTGTTATAAATCACGTTAACCTTTTTGTCTCGTTTGAGTGATCGATTGACAAAGTTTATAAGCTCGTTTTTTATACATGTTGTAGCAAACGTGGAGAATTTGGATCGGTTTTCGTCGTATTTTCTTACCGCTTTCAATAATCCTATTAAACCCACTTGAATGTAATCTTCAAGAAGCTGTTTATCATTGCCAATAAATCTAAGAGCTTGAGAAACAGCTAACCCGTAATGCTTTAGTATTAACTGTTCCTCAAGCTCGGATTGAGATTGATATTTTTTGCTAGAGTTGTTCATTTACACAGTATTAAACTCCTCCTGAGTTACTTCTTCTTCTTGGGCGTCTCCAGTCTCTTTGTCGTCGCTATGATAATTGAACAGTTTAAATTCCTTCACTCTGAACTTTACCTGATAGTTTTTTCGACCAGCCTTGTCTGTCCAGTTATTTGGTCTAGCAGAAGCGTGGACAAAAATTTCGTCCCCTTTTCGTGTATATTTAGCAATAGTAGTAGCCCCGGTATCCCAAGCTTCAAAATCAAAATAGCTCACATTTCTTTTTTTCTCTCCGGTTCTTTCCTTACGATATTCAGGAATCGCTAGTGTAAAAGTAACCAGATCCACATCATTTTTAGTCTTAATTAGATTTGGATCGGAAACGAGTCTTCCTAGAAAACGACAATCATTTGTGATGTTGTTCATTACGAGATCCTCCAATTTTTTACAAGTAACTACTTAAAAATACTACTTCGTAGGGGTTTTTGCACTAAATCTGCCGCACCCTCTCTATAACCAAGCTATCATTGTTTCTCTGTCCTTCTTTTTTAGACCTGTTTCCCGATAACAGGACGGTATTGCCCTCGTAGAGAAGGTTCTTATACTTTTCCAAATTTTCGGGGAAAATCACGACATTATCCAAGGGGCTACTGTGATCTTCTACCTCTAGAAAAGCCATGTCTTCTCCCTTCATCTTTCCCTTTTTAACTGTGTAGTTTCTAACCGCATTAATTGATACAGCTAAAGCTGCCGATTTCCTACCGCCGTTAACGAATTCCTTACATGTAGTATTGGCAGAGCTAGTATCACATGAGTCTACTCTAGAGTAGGTAATAGAAACCCCTAAATATTGCTGTTCTGTCTGGGCAACCCAGTCGGGAGTATCGTCTAGAGAATACGCGGGATTATCGAGATGCAAAGTGAGGTCTTTGACAATTTGGCTTCTAGCATCGTTAAAAGTGCCCCCACCCTCCTTCTTTTTGGGAGCAAGCATTTTCATTGCTTTAGTCAGGGTGTCCCATTTTTCATGTTGAGAAGATACCCAATCTCTTTCTTTGGCTGTTAATTTTTCCCATGTGTCAAACTCGTCCAGCATCTTATTCCTACTAATTTTAGTATGTCCAAACATTCCTACGGAAATCATAGCGACTACTGTTGAGGAATTAATTTTGTGTGACAGTTTAACCAGAAATTCGTACCACGTCCAACCTGAGATATTATCACACGCATCGTTTTCTTCGGACAGGGCTAATTTTAGCTTGTTAATTTGATTGTTTCCTATGGACTTTAAGTCCTTCAATCCGAAATGAATTTTTTGATTGATTATTTCGGTTTCTTCATTCAGTTTATCGATAGATGGGGGCTGAACATGAATTTCACTCATCTTAGCATCAGATACTAACTCTTTGACTTCTTGCTGTGGGTCTGGTTTATTTTTTGCGTGTTTGAGATAATTGGCGTAAAACTCTAGTGGATAATGCGCTTTAGCATAAGCAGACCAATAGCCACAAATAGCATAGGAAACAGCATGAGACTTATTAAAAGCATAGCGACTGGATTTTTCGATCCATCCAAATATCTCCTCCGCTGCTTCTCTAGAAACAATAGATTCATTAACTGCTCCCTCAATAAACCTTTTCTTAATCCGAGCCATTAGATCAGCCTGTTTTTTACCGATAGCTTTTCTCAGGTTGTCCGCTTCCTCCAGATTGAACCCCGCAATTTTCTGAGCAATTTCCATGGATTGTTCTTGATAAACAAGCACCCCCTGTGTGCTCTTCAAGATTGGCTCTAAAGATTCGTGAACATAGGTAGTTTCTTCCTGACCGTGTTTCCTATCAACATAGTGCTGGGTCATAGACTTACCATCGACGATAGCTTTTAAGCATCCCGGCCTAATGAGGGCTACCAAAGCAGCTAATTCTTCAATATTCTTCGGCCTGACCCGCTTGGCCCAAGATTTACCTAGGTTGCTCTCTAGTTGATATACGCCTTTAGTTCTACCAGCACAAATTAAATCCCATGTTTGCTGGTCGGTATAGTCTAAATCGTCAATATTAAAGTTCTTTTGATCCATCAGCAAAAGCCTTTTCAAATTGTACTTTGGATGCAAATTTACGTTGCATTTTTAAAAACCGAATCAATAAGTTAGCAGTGTCTTTTACGTCTTGTAATGCATCATGAGCATTATCTTTAGACATTCCAAAATAGTCCCTGAGAGAATCTAAACTTAAAGACCTGATATCCTTATTATTTTCAAGCCATCCCCACACCAACGGCATGACATCTATCTTATGAATCTTATTGAATAGAGTTTGTTGTCCTCGCTCTTTATCGTAAGGACCAAATTGTTCACACATCCTGTCCACAATAATCATATCAAATCCATTGATATTATAACCAGAAGCTATAGGCGCAAAATACGGCGTCTTTTTCCAATTATACTTGTTTACGAAGTTGCCAAACTTATTCCAAACCGTTTTGGGAGACGGAGCCTTGGCTAAAGCAGCCCTTGTTTTTCGAGTAATATCCAAAGCCTCGTCTTCTAGGGGATCGAAGCCTTTTTCTATTGCTTTCTCGTCGTCAAGAATAGGTCTCATTTCGCTATTAAAATAGCCGTTTGGCTGAATAGTTAGCTTTCTGCCATGGATCGCAACTGCTGCGATTTGTGTAGGCTGAGTTTTAGAGGGGTTGCGACTGCCAGTTTCAAAGTCAAATACTATAATATCGTGAAAATTAATGACTAGCTCCTTTATAACGCATTAGGTTTCGTCTAATTGACATGAACTTATCTATAGCAGTGTACAAATTGCTATACAAGTGACTGAACTTATTTTTAATATCGTCACAATGAACCTGATATTTAATTTTGCCAGTTTTTAACTCATAAAAATCGTTAATACAACATATAGACACACCTCTATAATCCACATGTCTCCCGTTATAGATCTCGTTTTCAATAAATTCTCTATATGTTGTTGACATTAGTTTCTTTCATTAACCTGTTTACTGATTCCCATGATTTTATCTAACAAAGAAACGCCGAGTACATCAAACTTAACATGCCCCATTGCTTCAAGATCGTTCATTTCCATACCGGCTATTTTTTCAGACCCCTTCTTGTTTCTGACCATGGGACAAACCTCACTGAGGTTATGTAGAGAAATGATCACACCTGCGGCATGTTTCCCTTGAGATTTAAAAGTTCCCTCGATTCGCATAGCCTGTTCAAAGAGTTTAGAATAGTCACCTTCCAATTCTCCTTGATCGTTGATTCTGCAATAATCCCGTAAAGAATCCGGTTGATTTATTAAGGTCCAGCGAATAACCGAAGGATTATCCATGTCTGCTAGTAGGTCTGAGATTTCATGTTCGTGTGGTAGGCTTTTGGTGATTGTGTTCATCTCATCAAACGAGCAAGCCTCATTCATTCTTAGCACTTCCTTCAGCGCGCTGCGCCCCTGTAATCTACCAAACGTAACCATCTGCCCGACCTTTTTAGGGTCGTACTTTTCTCTTATATAGTCAATTATTTCGTCTCGTTTTGTGGCAGGAACATCAATATCAATATCGGGAAGCGAGACGTGATCAGCGGTGTTTCTACCCACGTTATAAAATCGTTCAAATAATAATCCATGCTCTATTGGATCAACTTGGGTAATACCCATCAAGTAAGAAACTAAGCAGCCAGCAGCAGACCCTCTACCCGGACCCGGAAGCCAGTCTCGACGCCTAACCTCATCTACGATATCCTTAACGATCAAAAAATATCCTGAAAGGTTTGCATCGCTTATGACATCTAGCTCTTTAGTGACCCTATCCAGATAAACCTGCGTGTTTTCATCTGTTAATTTCCCTTTGTTCAACAAAGTGTCACGCCATCCATCTCGGCATAGCTGCTTCAAGTGATCCTCTTCTTTCGAGGAGTTTGGGCAAGCAAATTTAGGCAGGGTGGGGGCGTTTAATATGTTATATTCTTCGCACATATCAGAAACCATAACAGTGTTTTCCAGTTCTGCTTCTGTGTGTAACGCCTTCATTTCTTCTGGAGAAGGGATATGAAAATTGTTAGACTTCAAAAAACCAGAAAACCCCACGTCCTCGTTGTCAGCTATTTTTTTCTTAATCCCTCTTAGGGTTGTCTTCATTGCCGAACAGAGCAAAATCGTGTGGTCGGAAGCGTCAGCTTTGGTTGGATAGTGTGAGTCTGCTGTAGCTACCGTAGGTATGTGATATTTTTTGGCAACGTATCGTAACCCCTGTGCTACCAGCTTGGCTGCTGGGGAATTTTCTTCATCGATACACTGAATCTCGATAAGAAAGTTCTCTTTACCAAAGATATCCTTATACAAGTTTGCCTTATTAAGAACTTTTAATTCCCAGTCTGGATCAACATGTTCCTTAACCTCTGCTTCTGTAGAGGCTTTATATGCAGATTTATAATCTGAAAAGATGATATTGGCTAAATCACTGCCGAGATGTCCACTAAAAGCAATCAGGTTGCCATTCGTATATTCCCCAAGCGTCTCCAAGTCTAACCGGGGTTTAAAATAGAAAATATCCTCATCGTTACTTCTGGATGTTGCTTGAATTAAATTTAGCCACCCCTGATGATTCTTAGCCAAGACAACTAAGTGACTTAACTGTCTATTGCTTTTGTCTTGGATCTTGCAGGACTGTTGGCTTAGATAAAATTCACACCCTATGATCGGCTTGATACTTTTTTTCTGCATCGCTTGAGTGAAAGCAACAGCGCCAGAAATAGTCCCATGGTCTGTTATCGCACAGGCGTTATACCCAAATTCGGAGCAACAATTTGCAACCTGTGAGGGTTTGGAAAGACCGTCTAGAAGGCTATAATGCGTGTGCATATGTAAGGGAACCCAACTCATTTTTTCAATTTTCCTCCACCGCTTCCATAACTGGAAAGCTTGTTCAAATCACCGTATTCTAAAACAACTTTGCTAATGCCCTTTACTTTGACTTCATCCCTTATAAACTGACATAAACTTTTGCCCGTGTCTTTGTACTGCTCGCTAAATTTACAAAGCTTTTGACACTTCCAGTGTTTATTTTCATCAGACAGTAAGTTTGGCCTTTTTACATTTCGTATGTATTGAAATTTTTGTTTGAGTATGTTTTCAGCCTTGACGTAATCCTTATCTTCGAAACACATAGAAAACAAGCCACCAGCGTTGATATAAAAAATACTAACGCCAAAATCATATTCAGGGTACAAATTTTTAAGGGCGTAATAATACAGTAACAACTGTGTATCGCTCTGTAACGACTCCAGCGTTTTTTCTTCCCCCGTTGCCCAATTAATGCGTTTTCCAGTCTTGTAGTCAAGAATTTCATGGTATTTTTCGTCGTGCCTTACAATTAGGTCCACCGTTCCCTTGATGGATAGATATCCTTCAATCTTTTCTCCTCCGATATCATAACAATACTTAGCCCATGGCTTCTTAATTTCTATATCGAAATACTGCTCCGTAGCAAAAACATCTTGATTTCGAGGATCGAGGAGGCCGTCGTTATACTCCACGGCCTTGTTGACCCATTTGACACACTTTGTTAATTCAGGTTTTCCTAGCTTGACTTCCGGTTGATGTTTTGTATAATACTTGAACGCCTTGGTGGTAATTTTTTCTAAATCATCACAATCTTTAAGAGTAAGCCTCCCTAATTCGTCATCCGTAAAGCTTTTATTTCCCCTGTTAATACAGAGCTTCTTATCCCCTAAAACTTGCAAAGCTTTATGGACAACGGTTCCCATTAAAGCCTTTGGGTTTGTTTTGTCTTTAAACGACAAGTTGTACTCTAGGAAATACTTCTGTTCGCAGAAGTCCAGAGTCCCAAGGCTACTGCTTCGATGGTAACAAATTAACATTTATTTTTTCTAGCTCACTTTCTTCCAAGATATAGTTGAGCGGTCCATCTTTGCACAGCTTCCTCTTAGGTCTATTGACCACGTCTTCTCTTTTTGCGATGCCGATCACCCAAACATTGGAATAATCCCTTTTGTCAACATAGCACAAAACATAGTGGTCGATGTCTTTGTTTGGTCTGTAGGCGGGTACTCTTAGGTAGGGGTTTTTCCAGTACGTGGTAGTCTTTACCTCGATGTTCCCATAGGACTCTACTTTATTATCGACCCCTGCGTCCCCTCGGTCATGAAAAATAGTTTTATCTATTTCTACGCCGAAGAGATGGGCTACAGCGGCTTCTCCAATCGCGCCTACGATATGTACATCTTCTGAACTTCGATAACTGTTATTATAACTCTTTGAGCCAAATTTTTCTTTTTTCAGGTCTCTCTGTTTGGCGATATAAATAGCTTCTTCAAGCTTTTCTTTCGGTAGCTTGATTTGTACGCGATTATTCATTTTTCCATCCTAAAGCTTCTGAGGTGATAGGAAACTGTTCGATAAAAATGTTCTTGACGGCTTCTGCAATACCTCTGTGTTCCTTTTGTGTAGACTTATCGGTTCTGAGTTGTATGTAGTGAATCCAGCTACGTGTCGTACCATTCATATACATTCTAGTCTTAACGCTCATAGGAAGCAAGAACCTTGCACTTTCTTTTGCGATCCCCCTCTCCAGTGCTTCTTTATAAAAGTCACTAGTGGCGTCTTGAACCTTCTTGTGGGTATATTCAAACCACGTCTTGTCATCTTCTTCAAGGTCGTCCCAAGAGTTTTGACGATTCTTTGTGTCTTGTCTTCTAGGACAGATGTACTCAAATCCCTCCATCTCGGCGTATCGCTGACTAAATTCTTGGAAAGAAAAACTCCGGTGTCTAAGAATCTGGGCGGCTATGCCTCTGGTTGTATTTATTTCAACAGTCATGTTGGCCATCTCAAAAATAGACCAGTGACCGTGTTTAATACAAAACTTCAACAGCCCGGACACTTTTGGATTTTTTTGGTTTTTGGAGTTGCTGACTCTAGCGCAATACCCTATAACTTTTTCTGCTTCAGGAGTCGCCCATACCAGATTCACCTTGCCGTCCATATTTGTCCTCCAATCTTACAATGTCATCCTCTAGACATGTTCCAAACTGCATCTCAAAGACTACAATTTTTTCATCGCCGTTATTTATAAGCTGATGAGATTCATTCGTCTTAATGTGAAACGACATACCCGGTCTGACATACCAGTTTGAACTGTTAAGCCTTAGCATACCGTTTCCACTAAGGACATACCAAAATTCCTCTCTTTTGTGGTGGAGTTGATATGATAATTCCTCGCCGGGGTTAACTACTATACGTTTGAATACTACAGAATCAGTTCTATAATAGTCGGTATAACAACCCCAAGGTTTTTCTACGGTTTTCGTTTTAATCATATTAACCAGCCTTTACCTGTAACCATTCCCAGTTTTTTAAGATGTTAAGTATGGCGATGTTAGACTCGTGCATGTCTAAATTTTTGTTATCGATTATACAGTCAAACCCCTCATAATCGTTTGTTAGGGCGTTTTCGCTTACGTGAGGGTCGCTGTAAGGGCTTCTGGTTAGACGAACAACCTTGCCGCCAGCTTCTTTTATAGCCTCTACTTCGTTAGGGAATCTGCAATCTGGAACGATTGCCAATTCGGTTTGGCTCATTCTGATGCGTGAAATACACGAAGATGTCCAAATATCCGGCTTAATTTTTCTACAAACATCTGTGCCAAAACATTGTAGAAATTCTCTAGCTGTCATATTCTTCTTGGATCTAGATTTTCCGGGCATATTTTTCCACGGTATATCTGTTGAAGAATTCTTATCTTTATCTGTACCGAAGCATTGGCTTCTAGTAAGACCAAACAATTGCATGGATATTGATTTTAAGGGATCAGCGAAACTGAATGATCTAACACATGGCCAGATGTGACCCGCTGCGAATTCGCAAAAATCATCATCTTGCCTCTCTATGTCCATGATTCCCATGCCTTCAATTTCCTCGCCCTTTTCGTCAATGCCTTTTGTGTTTACAAGTAGATTTCCCTCTTCATCCATCATGAACTTTTCAACGATGTCATAAAAACGTAACTGATAGCCATGTAGAAAATTACTAGTAGTAGTTTTTCCGCTTTGCTTCGCGCCAGAGATTCCAAGTATTTTTTGTTCCATTTTAGATCATTCCCGTTAATTGTGGCTTAATTATTGTTTCTATTTCATCAACAGACATTTCACCTATATCCTCTTTGGAAAATTCAGGAAACACCAGATGAAATAACCTCTCGCATTTTTTGCCTACAGATTGTTTAGCCTTTGCTCCAGCGTCATCATTATCAGTCAGAACAACAACGTTAAAAGCCCCGGATGTTTCTAAAATTCTAGCCTGACCATCACTAAGGCTCGATCCAAACATTCCGACAGCGTTTCCGATGCCAGCTTCGTATAGCCGCCATACATCCCCTTGGCCTTCCACGAGAATAACGGTTTTGGTTTCTCGAATTTTATCTTTGGCGAGCCAATATCCATATAGATATAAACCAGAGTTGAAATTTTTAGAGTTTACCCACTTAAATCCATTACTGATTTCACTTTGTGTTCTACCTACGCAGCCGACCATATACTCATGATTGTCGTCATACACCGGGACAACTATTCTTCCATTCATTTGCTTTGAGGGATCATTGCAGATACCTACATCAAATTTATCCAGAGTATCTTCCGAATAACCTCTGTTCAAATAATATTTTACCGGTCTGGCTAAAGAATTTCTTACTGTTTTTCTGGATATTGCGTTGTCGGGAATATGTCGGTTTTTTAAGGGGTCTGACGGGGTAGTGACTTTCTCGACTTTGAAATCGTGACTTTCTTTTGCTAAATCCTCTATAGAGCTAGACACAAACTCTAAGGAAAAATTAACGGCTTTTTGAAACGAAACTTCCTTACCTTTTCTGGAGCTTAGCAAACCCCTTATCAAGCCTATGGGGGTATGCAGAAATTTTTCTTCACACCCGTGGGTCCAGCATCTCCAGCATCCAAAGTATTTGTCTTCCATTGTAATGGTAAACGCTTGTGGGTTATCTGCGCCTTCGTGTATAGGACACACGCAGGTTATTCTGTCATACTGACGGAAATATTCGACCCCGAAGAGGTCCAATAAATCCTCCATTCTCAATGCAACTTTATGTGACAAAACTGCGAGTTCTTCTTTTTTCATTAAAAGGGACTTTCTTCGTTATCAAAATCATCGACTTCAAATCCAGACTGCTGCTTTTGGTAATCGAATTTGATCTCATTTCTGGTGGGTTTTTCTATAATCTTCGCTGTCTCTCCAAGCATTGCGATATTGATATAATCATAATCGTCTAAACCAGCACCGTGCCGTGTAACAATAGGAACCAATTTTCTATTTCCGTTTTCCCCTTGGTCTTCTGCAATTTCCTCGTCGGATTTTTTCTTAAAAATACTAAAGCTGCTACATAGCCATACCAACCTGTCAGAGCCACTTACGACATCAGTAGATTCTTTAGTAATCCCATCCCGGTTTAACTGAACAAAGCTTAGACACGGGCAGTCGTACTGAACACAAAAATTGTGAAGTTGCGTAATGTGAAAACCTAAGACTTGATATTCCTTGAGGCTGTCACTAATTTGCCCGGAGTCCATAAGTTTAAGATAATCGTATATAATCATACAGTCTTTGATTCGGCCATTATCGTCATATCCGACATTTTTGAATAACCATCTTCGCATGACTGATAGGGTTTCTTCAAAAGGCTTCCCAGCAATGCTTATATAGTCGATGGGAATTTTATCAAATCTTTCTACAGCTTTATAGACCTTTTCTTTTTCACAAACACTTTCCGCAAATTTACCACTGGCTATATCATTAATATTCACACCACTAAAATTAGCAAGAACGCGATTGAAGTGATCTTCTTTCGACATTTCCGTATCTAGAACTAAAACGGGAACGTTTAATTTCTCGGATATATGTATAGCCACATTATCAGCAAACATACTTTTACCCACTTTGGGACGTGCAGCAATTAGGTCTACACACTTCCTTCTAAACCCACCGCCTATCGCCTCATCAAACCTAACAAAACCGCTAGTCAAGCCCAAAAAGGCCGAAGGATTCTCTTCTACATGAGAGATATATTCAGAGACTTCTTTTCCGAGAGTAATCGGTTTATCTTCTACCGATCCGTTTAGTGTTGCGGATAAAGCAAAAATAGGTGACTCAGCAATGTTAAGTATCTCATCTATGGATTCATCACCCGTAACATCAGAAACATCAGAAATGATTTGTTTTACTTTGCCTTTTATGTCTCTAGCTATTTCTAATTTTTTTAGCTTAACCGCGTGCTTCCTAACATTGTTTAAATCAATATCCGTTTTAAAGAGTGCTTTGATATCATCCAAAGCAACCTCTTCTTCTATAATAGAGTCTAGCCCTAAATCTTTAGCAACGCTAAGAAGAGAAGGTAGGTCCACGCTGGAACTACCTTCTAGAGCTTTTTCTATACAGGCATAAAGTATTTGATTTTGTTCAAAGTCAAAGGTGTTTACATTAATTATATCGTCTACGTCGATATACGCATCCACCCCGTGGTTTAAAAGACCGGCTAGTACCGCTTTTTCAGACGCCGAGTTGTTTATTTGGCTTGCCATTTTATTTTCTAGCGCATTTTCCGCAAACGTGGAATTCACCCTGTACGAGACTTTGGGCAACCTTTTCTGTTTTACCACATTTATGACACAGTATTTCCACTGTTACGGAAGCGGGTCTATTTCGAGGCGAAAGAGCGATTTGTGGAGTCTCTATATCCTTAGAATCTGTTCCTTCGTCTGTGAAGGTGTTATCACCTCCAACAACCGGCGCGGTTTTAGCCACTCTAGATTTTGTTGTAGGATCGGATGACTGAGCAGAAGCAACAAAGTCACTAAAGTCGTTTTTATTCATAGGTGGGTCTTCCGTAGTTGGTGGGTTTTTCGGACTGGTTGTTACCTCTCCCGTTAATTCCTCAAATGCTACTCGAATAAGATCCATGTCATTGGTCTCTATGCCAACTCTCATTTTTTCTAACGGGCTAATCATCCACTTTTTCTCCTACTAAGCTCTAATAATGAGTCTGCCATTCTTCTAAGGTCTCTTACTTTGTTGTCGAGCCACATAACTCTGCTTTCAGCGGCCAACTTAACTTCAAATAACTTCTTGGCAAATTCGTCATTGTCTATAACGGTGTAATATTTTTGTTCCCACTTCATGTATTTATCAAACTGGCTCGCCTGTTTTGAAACGATCATGTTCAGTTGTTTTTCACACCAATTTAGTTTTACGATATGCTGATTAGAAACGGACTGAACATAATGACAATAACCATAAAGAACATAAGCCTTTTCGCAGCATTCTTCGGGGGTTAAAGATTCTAATTCTACACTTTCTAAATTGATAATGGTTTCAACTTCTGGATTTATCTGAATGGAATATATTTGTTCTCCTGAGATATAGTTATCTAAAGAGTCAACAAAATATTCAAAGCTATCGGTTGAGAATTGACCTTTTCCATTCATCGTCTTCACCTTCGTGACTCAATACAACAATATCGATCTCGTTTAAATCGCACCATCTGATTTTATCTCTGTCTCTAGCCTTGGCTTTCTGAAAACCTCGTTTAGTCTTATGGTAAAATTCGTTAAATTCGTAATGCTGTCTGCCGTGAACCTCTACGAGAAGTTTGCGTGACGGAACGTAAAAATCTGCAAATAGCGTTGAAGATCGTGTCAGCGTGGCGCTACCGGGAAGATGGACTTCCTCTAGAATTATAGTACGCGGGAAGAGTTCACGCAAGACGGCTCTGGCTCTTTTGTGAAGACTGGAGCATTTTCTTTTGTTGTGTCTAGCAGTTTTTCTTACAAGTTTCCATTCTCTCTCCCGGCCATCGAATCCTGTAACTTTCACAGCATGCTCTTTATTTCTTCTTCGAGGATTTCTAAGGTGGTAGGATTACTGCTTAAAAAAGCAGCAACCTTATCTTGCCCTTGAAATTGAAAAAATGACTTTACTTCCTTTTCATCTTCTACATCTATGTCGTTGGCTATAAGTAAATCTTTAACCCTGTCGCTATCTTCAAGAAGGTAATTACAGGTGTACCAAGCTCCAGCTTTAGCTATTAAATCTAAATCTACCGCCATTATAAACAACTCTTGGGTTTTGTCGATTCCTAGACCGTATTTAAGCCATCCCTGAGCTTCACT